CTCGTAAATCTGAAGATATCCGATTGGAGGCAAAGATTGACCAGAATACCTCTGATCTCAACACGGAAAGAGAAGAAAGAATTGCTGCTGATAAAGTTCTTCAAGATAATATCGATGCAGAGGAAGCTGCTCGTATCGCAGCAGATAAGAAAATCAATGCTCGTATTGATAAAGAAATCCAAGATAGGACTGATGCAGATACTGCTCTGGATAACAAGTTCACGTCAATTACCAATGACCATGAGGAAAGACTGGTAGCTGAAGAAGGTACCTCTGATGCTTTGCCTGATACTATGGTTACGGATGTAAGTGCCATAACTCGTAATAATACTCAACTTACATTCAAAGTAAAAACTTCTACTAAGGACCAGGAAAATAACCAGTACGGTGATGAGGTAGAGGCAACCAAAAACCTTTTACCCGTTACCCAAACTCTTGCAGGAGTTATGTCTGCAGCAGACAAGGTTAAGCTTGATGGCTTAGACCCCAATGCTATTACAGAAATCTCAGCAGCATCCGATGCCGATAAGGTTACAGTAACCATAACTAAGGACAATGGGTTGAATGATGACACTACTGAAACTTTCGATTTACCGGTAGTATCGGCAGATAAGGCTGGTACTATGACTGCGAAAGATAAGGTAGAATTGGACAGAATCAATACCGCTAACTTTGCTTTGGGTGCCGTTACTCCTAACGAAACCACAGTGGGAATTGCTGCTACTAAGACTAATGTTGAAGATGGTACTACAGTTCAGAACCCAATTACTTTGCCTTCATCAACTCCCAAAAAGGCTGGTGTACAATCAGCTGCCGATAAGAAGTTGTTCGATTCTCTTCCTCCAAAGTTTGTAAGTTATCATCGCAATTCAGTACCCTATGCGGAACATGTAGACCTTGTTTCTCAACCTTCAGTAAAGAATGAAGAGACGGGTATTTATGAAATGAAGGGGACAGATAATATTTCCATACCTAAGGCAACTAAGGAAAAGGCCGGTGTAATGACCGCTGCTGATAAGGTAAATCTTGATGAGACCTTACCAGATGCTATTGCTCAAGAGGTTCAAGACCGCAAGGATGCAATCGAGGCTTTAGGTAATGAATCTACAGCTGCCCTGAACAAAGAAATCCAAGACCGTAAAGATGCAGATACTGCTCTTGATACCAAGTTCACTAAAGCAGTAGCTGATGAAGCAAAAGCTCGTACAAATGCCGACACTGCATTGGGTGCAAGAATCGATAAAGAGATTTCTGATAGAACAGCAGCAGATAATAAGTTGCAGGCAAATATTGATGCTCTAGAAGCTAAACATGATGCCTTTGTTGCTACGAAAGGTAAAGCTAATGGATTTGCTTCTCTCGATGCAAATGGTACAGTACCGGCTAACCAATTACCTTCATATGTAGATGACATCATCGATGTATATGCTACCTATGATAAATCCGCTACTGGTGAACTTACGAATATCAAATTGTATTCAGATGCAGCTCATCAAAATGCCATCACTGGAGAAGCTGGTAAGATTTATATCAATATCACCAATGGTGAACCTCCTTACCAATTCCGTTGGACAGGTACTATCTTTGCAAGATTAGATGCTCAGGTACTTATTCTTGGGCAAATTACTGGTACTGCTTTTGATGGTGGTAGAGGTAAAGAATTAGAAAACCAGATTGCTTCTTTGAAGACTAATGGTGCATCCCATTTTGATAACAACACTTACCAAGCAAGTACTGTACGATTGAATTTCAAATGTTGGTTTGGCAACGGTAATGTTCTAGATCATTATTCTCAGATTACTGCTGCTACAGCATCCCAGGCTGGAGTTATGTCTGCTACCGATAAAGTTAAGCTTGACACTACTTTACCTAATCAGATAACTACAGAAACTACAAATCGTACCAATGCAGATAAGGCTCTTCTTGCTAAGATTAACAGTTTGCCTGACCATATCTTGGGTAGAGATTTGGAGAACTCGAGTAACCTAATTAGTCTGATTACTTCTGCTACTAAGTTGTCTATAGCTTACTGGTGGGCAAAAAGAAAAGAGGATGGTAGTTTTGCAGTAAACAAATCTAGACATGCTTTCGATATCCCGGCAGCTACACAAACCGTAGCTGGTGTAATGACTGCTGCCGATAAGAAGAATCTGGATAATACAGTAACCGGGTTGGCAAACGAAATTACCAACAGAGCTAATGCCATCAATTCTCTTAGAACAGAATTGAAGACTTACATCGATGAAGCGGTAGGTAATACCGATACCAATTTAACGGCATTGGAAACTAAGGTAAATCAGCATATTGCCAATAAGAGTAATCCTCATGTAGTAACCAAGACTCAGGTAGGTTTAGGTAATGTTAACAATACATCGGATGCTGATAAACCAGTATCTACTGCTCAAGCTACGGCTATTGCTAATGCTAAGGCTGCAGGTACTGCTGCTCAAACTTCTATCAATAACCATGCAGGTAGAAAGGATAATCCCCATTCAGTAACAAGAACCCAGTTAGGATTGGCAACTACCGACAAGGTAGTATTTGCTAAGACTACTGCTCCTTCTGGTTTCTGGAAAGAGTCTTCCGATGAAAGATTGAAATCTAACATCAAACCGTTAACCCATACTCTGGAACAGATTTGCAGTATACCTACAGAATCCTTTATCATGGATGGTAAGGAAGATGAGGGTACCATTGCACAAGGTCTGGAAGCAGCTGGATTTAATAACTATGTGGAAGAAGACCCAAGAACTAAGGACTCAGTTCCTAATCCCGAGGAATTCGAAACGGTTGTTATCGATGGTGAAGAATACGTATTGGTAAAACAAGTTAAGTACCATAAGATGTCTACTCTGGCAATCGAGGGTATCAAACTTCTTTACGAAGAGATTAAGGCTTTGAAGGCTGAAATCTCAGAACTCAGAAATCTTAAAGATGTAGATTAATATGGGAGAGATAGCAACATGGAGTGCTGTCAAAATTAAAGTAGGCCTTGGTAAGGATGGTAATGACTGCCCTACCAAGGCTGAATTGTTAGCACTCACCCCTACAGGAACGGGGGAAAGTTACGTTGGCTTGGAAATCTCCAATGCTAGTTCCTATGGTAATAACGAGGCTGTTAAACTTGAGGATATTCATAAGGTAACCTATAAGTATACATTTACTCTTTCTAATACTACTTTAAATTTTACGGCCTTAGGAGGTAATCCTACTAATACCGTTCAAGGATTTGGAGGTACTTCTAATAGGGAAAAGTTTTTAGATGGGGTAGCTACTGGTATTAAAGAAAGTGTAAGTTATAATACTTCTGGATTACCTTCTTGGATATCCGGGTCTGATGCAGGAGGTTGGGTTGCTCAGGAGAACTTAAACCTAACTGCAAGGTCTAAAACAGATGGGGTAATAACCCAACAAGGTTCTGGTAAAACTTTTGCTATCGGTTGGTCTCAGGCAGCAGCCTCTCAAAGTTGGACTCAGACTTTCTCAGTGAACCCAACCTCAATGTCATTTGGGGCAACTGGAGGAACGAAAACATTTACTGTAACTTCCTACAAACAAGAATACAGAAATGGACATACCTATGGTAGTCAAGTTTCCTTAAGTTATACCCGGGCTAATACGGGAGTTACCGGTACTGGTACTTCGGTAACTATGGCAAATAATACATCTACTTCGACAAAGTCGGGTAGTGTAGTATTAACCCAGGCAGAAACCAATAAGAAACTAACAATCTCATGTTCTCAATCTGCTGGATATAGAACTTACAGTGAAATTACCTTAAGTGGTGGAGCAGTATCTGATATCCCTGCATCGGGTGGAACAAGAAGTTCATTTACAACAGTACCAAGTTATTCGCAGACTTGGGGATGGAATGGTTCTACTACGGGAGGAGGTACGGTTACAACTGGTGCTAGTATTTCTTATGGTACTGCCGTTAGTGCAAGTTCTTTGGGAACTACATCGAAGGCTAGAACAAGGGTAGGCTCTCTTACTTGTACGGTATCTCTGAATGGTAAATCGAAATCTACCACTCTCGATGTATATCAGGCAGAGAATAAAATTACCAGTACTACTGATGGTACTCCAGTAATAAGCTTATCTGCAAGTTCATACTCTATCTCTAATTCAGGAGGTAGTGTTAATATTTATGCCAGTGTAAGTATACCTACTACTAACCATTGGAGTTCAGGGTCAACCAGTGCAGGTTCTTCGAAGAGTGCTACACCTACGGTTAGTGCAAGTGGTACAGGCTTTAGCTTGAATGCTGCTAAGACGGTACTTACTGCTACAGAGAACTCGGGTACTTCAAGTAGAAGCTGTGTAGTAACTGCAACCTATAGTGGGGCAACTACTAAGACAATTACAGTTACTCAGAGTGCTGCTTCAGTATCTTATAAATATTACCTGGCTTTTAGTTCTCCTACGGGTACTAAAACTGCCAATGCTGGTAATATTTCTGCTCTTGGTGGTGATACATTAATACCCACAGCCTATTCTTTTAAAACTAAGATAATAAATGGTTCTGAAATAGATACCAGATATGCCCTAGATTTAACGGTAACTTCAAAACCTTCTTGGGTATCTTCAGTTTTAATGATACCAGGCTCTAATGGCTCATATAATATTACCGTAAAGACTACTGAAAATACGGTAGATACACAAAGGTCTGGTACCATTAAATTAAGGCAAGCAGAAAACGATGATGATGGTTGGGAACTTACCATCAATGTAACTCAGCTTGCAGCAGTGATTACTTATGAATATTACTTTAGTGTTTAAAATACAACACCATAGTATTTTATAATGTTATATATATATTAGAGAAATCAAACTTATTTAACTTTCTAAAACTAAACCGTTATGGGAGTCGAAGTTAAAGGTGCAGGCTTCAATCGTGTAATGGACCGTCTCTGCAACATGGAACACGAACAGCAAAACTGTTGCTGTGAAACTAAGGGCTTGATTAAGGAAGTGAAATCCGATCTGGCTCTTCAGTTGGAACGTTGCTGCTGTGATCTGAAGAATGGTCAACAGGAAATCAAGTGCCTCATCGAGAACACTGCCAAAGACCAGGAGATTGCTCGCCTTAACCGGGTAGTTGATGCTCAAAGAGACCAGAACATCAAGTTGCCGCCTTGAAAGGTACCACTACTACACCGGCTTAAATTTGCCAAAAACTAAGATGATTGAAAAGGAGTGCATCTAACCGGTGTACTCCTTTTTTCGTTTTAACCCAATAACTAAGGAATTATGGAACAAGAACAACTCACCGAATTTAAGATACAATTGGCATTACCCGCTCCTAACATAGAGATTGCACAAGAAGTAGCAAACAAAGCTCAGGTACTCATAGATCAATTTGGATACTATCAATTCTTAAACCTGGTAGACTTCATGCAGAAGAACCCAGGTGCAGTTTCATTTGGTTTAAATTTAATAAATAAGAGGTAACATGGACGATAAAATGATTTTTCAAAAGTTGCAGAAAGGGGATATAATCTTCTCCTTAGAAAGAGACCGACGTGCTCTCTATCCTATCTTCGACCAGGCAAGGATTTTGAAGGTAGGTGAAAGTAAACCCATGGCATCCATGGTTAAGGATGGGTTTGTAAATAGCCTTGAACTTGTGATACAAGATTCAGTATCACAAATCACAATCTATTTGCCATCTCAGGCAGAGGAAGGTATTTACAATGGTATTTATTATACCACTAACCTGGATAACATTGTCAGTGAAGTTTCTAATCAGAGACAGAATGCCGTGAATATCCTCAATAACCGAGAAAGGTATGAGGCAATTGTATCAGAATGTGATAAAATCTTAGGCTCTATCAATTACAAAGAACCCGGTAAACCAGCTCCTGAGTTCGAAGAATTTAAAGCCTATATGGGTAATGTGGATGTCAGATTGAATAGGTCAGAAGCACTCCTGAAGAAAATTACTGAAGAGCTGGGATTATTTAAAGACAAGTAACATGCCAAGTAAGTCGGTTAATATTAATCTATCGACCCCAATTGGTTCACTAGAAATATACGTAGATAAACGAGAACAAGCTCGTGCAGAAAGGTTGATTGCTCAAACCCCAAGTATCTTAACAAAAGGCTATGCGAAAGGTACAGAGAAGTTTGGCAATCAACTTCTTCGTATAGTAAGGCGTAGTTTAAATACGGGTATGCCTCCAAAGGGTTCTGGAGTATCTTGGCCACCCCATTCTCCGGGTACCATTAAGAAGTATGGAGAACATACCATGCTAAACCTTACTGGTCAATATGCAAAGTCCGTTACCATAGTAAAAGGTAAGAAGAGGACTTTTGTAGGATTACCAATTGGAATCAGGAAGATTACCTACACAGGTAAGACTTCTAGAAAAACTTTGAATCAGATTGCTATCATGCTCGAGTATGGTAGTAGAGATGGTAACTTACCACCTCGTCCTCTCTGGGGTCCTGCATTTAAGGCTGCAGGTGGAAAGGCGGCCTTACAAAAGGAAATACGAAATGAAATCAGAAAAGAAATAAGGAGGGTAAAATAATGGCAGCAGATTTTGAAATATCCGCATTATCCGGAACAGGTACTGCCACTATTCGTGTAAAACCGAAGGCAATAAATGAAGACCGAGATAATATCAAAGAACAGATTCTCAAGGTAGTAGTACAGGGCGTAGAAAGAGAAGTAACCTTGGTTCAGAAAGCCAATACTACTCCTGCAGAATCCTGGAATACTTATTGGAGTATTTCTCCAGACGTAACTACTCATACCTTTGATGGTACTAAAAAAGGTGAGACTTTAGAGATAGAAGTATATAGCTATCAACAAAAGTTCCTCAACAATGTACCCCAGGATGAATATCGGGCAGTAGATTGGAAAATCGAAACTACGGTAGATTGGTTAGAGGTAACTCAAGAAGTAGGGGAAGGTAATAACCCAGGAAAAGCTATTATCAAAACTCTATCAAGAAATAGTGAGTATCAGTCAGGTACTTATGACCCTATCGAAAGAACCGGAGTAGTTAAGCTAATTCAAAACGAAAAATTTGAGAAAGCCCTTAATATAACCCAATCTCCAAGTGTTAAAGTAGTTACTTATGAAATTAGGCCAGTGGCAGGATTGGGTCACTCTATAGCAAATAATCCTGCTGTGAAGACTGTTACCTTTAGAGGTTACATAGTGTACACTATAAATGGGGAAGAGGTAGCTACGTTTATTAGGCCCTTCAGAGTACCCAAGATTGGGGAAACAGTTAATGGTAATATCCCAAATCCAAGTGGAGAACCCATTCCTTGGAAACTATGGTTTACGAATTATCCTGCAGCAGCAACTACCAGTGTTGATGAATTAACCTGTACTGTTCATTATGACTGTAGGTTTTTTGGAATTTTATACACTCCAGTAGTCGATGCTCAAATACAAGTATGGGATGGCCAAGTAAATTGGGCAAATGCAGATGAAGGACTTAGAGTTATCCCTGACCAAGCTTAATTATGGTAAATTCAGAAGAAGTAGTTGAGAGAACATTCTATATATGTCTCCTCAGCACAATGCTAGAAATGGGTCTTACCTTAAATCCCGAAGACTTCTTACCTTTGTCTCAAGAAAACGAAAAACGTTTCGCAGAGGCTATCAAGGGTATGCCTAAGTTTATACCTTTGTTTGGTATAGGGAATAATCAAGTAAAAGGACCTAAGACTCTTCCCAGAATAACAATCGAACTGCAAGGTTATTATGCTGGTGATATTGGAGTGAACAAATATATCATCGGTGATAAGTTAGAAGATGGTAATTACCAAGCTTCAGAGTTTCCCTATGAAACTAAAGATATCACAGTTGATATACACCTCGTTTCTCAAACACAAGCAGATATGAGATTATTGCATACAATCTTATATACTGGCTTACCTGCTAGAGGATATGTAAGACCATACTTTAATGACTTAGAGGAATGGAGCAAGGGCAGGCTTGACCCAACCGGAAACCTATTCATTGAAATTGGTAATTATTATGATCATCCCGATGTAGAACATGGTATACTTGAGAAGGTATATACCTACGTATGTAAAGATGGTATTCTCCCAGAAAAGCTTTTGGAAGAAGGTACACTTACACCTATCAAAGATATTACTGCTCTCATTGGATTGTTCGAACAAAACGAAAATGAAATGCTAGAGTTGAAGATACCTAAGGAATAGGTACAATACTCTAGGGTATAAATTAAACGAGTAATTAACTTTAATCACAATAGAATTATGCCAACTTCACCTCATGTAGATTTTAAGTTTAAGAACAACAATGTTCTTCAAACTACTCCTATGTTAGGAGTTTCTTGTGTATTGGCTAGAACTACTAAGGGCCCATACGATGACCCCTCAGAAATCATCTCTACTTTCTCTCAGTTCCAAAGGATTTATGGTTCTGAGATTGTTCCCGATGGTTCTGTATCAAATATCGAAAAAGCCTTGACAGGTGGTTCTAAGCTTCGTGTTATTCGAGTACTTGGTAAGGGAGCTACCCAGGGTACAGTGGCTGCAACTGCAGCAAGTAAAACAAAGGCTGCTGCTAAATCTGAAGAGGAAGGTATAGTACCGGCTTCTGCTACTCCAGACCCGGCTACACCTGCAGCACTCATCACAATTACCTCAAGTGGGACTACCTATAGCTTAGGCTTAGTAACCAAAGGCTATGGAGACCCAATCGGTAGTACCGATAGTTTCCAGGTAGGTTTCTACAAACAGGCTAACACCCTGTATTACAAAATCTATTCTGGCAATGGGCAGGTACTTGAACAAGGTCCAGTAATCACTTACAAAACTGCAGATGAAAACAATGATACTTCGGTAGATTACCTGGCTCTTAGTGCATTTGCTAAGAATTCAGAATATATTAAGCCGGTAGTAGTTGCTGGTTCTTCTTTCGAGAACCTTATCAAATGGCTTACTGATAATGTAGATGGTACTAAGAATGCCATCACATTAACCGTAGGTGGTGCTGCTCCTACCAAAGATGAAAAGAAGTTCACCGGTACTATCGGTTCTGCAGGTTCTATACCTACTGCCGAAGAATGGGTTGCTTCTCTGGACTTCGTAAAGGATTACACTGATTTCTATCAGTTATTCATTTCCCATATTTCTCAACACCTTACTGCTGATGCAGATGTACTCAAGGTATACAAGGCTGCTGCAGATATGGCAAAGGAATTGATGGAATGGGTACTCTATATCGAAGTTCCGAAACATCTTACCCATTATACTCAGGGTACTCAGGCCAGAGACTACAAAGCTCAGGTAACTTGGGTACAGACTTGCTTGGGCACTGTAGGTAACTCTAAGTACATTGCCTACTTCGGTGGTGGACTTAAGTACTACAATGAAAACGGTAATCTTCAGGATTCCGATGTAGTAGGTACCATTGCAGGTTTGGGAGATGCTTCTGCTACTCAATACGGACCCTGGAAATCCTTTGCAGGTATGAACCGAGGAGTTATTGGGGATGCCGTTGGACCAGTATGCCCGAACTATGGTTCTCCTTCTCGGTATTCAGAATTGAATACTCTGGCCCAGAATTACATCAATGAAATGGTAATCAAGGATACTCCAGATGCAGGCAAACAAACCATGCTTTGGCATTGCTTCTCTTCTCAGGTAAAACAAGATTCAGAACGATTCCTTTCAATCGTAAGACTGAACTTGTATCTGAAGAAGTTTCTTCGCCCTGTACTTAACAAGTACATTGAAGAGCCTAATGTTTGGAGTACTTGGAAGAGAATTTGGTTGGAGGTTAAACCTACACTAGACTCTCTGGTAGATGAAGATGCCATGACAGAATATACCTGGATGGGTGACCAAGATGCAACCTCTTGGGATGATCTCTCAGTTAACAACGAGGCAGATGCTCGTCAAGGTAAGTACCGTGCTATCCTTAAATATAAGGATGTAGTTCCTATGCAAGAGGTAACTATGGAGATTGTAATTGATGCAGCTTCCAAGTCTGTATCAATTGTGGAATCAAGTAATAACGCTTAAACAATTATAACGATGGGAGCAAAAGTAAAAAATCCACGGAAGAAGTTCTTGTGGAGTATCATGTTCCCCAAGCACCCTATCAATACTTATCTGTTCCAAACTTGTACTTTGCCAGATGTAGAGATTGACCAGGTTGCTCATGGGGATGTCAATAGAGACGTTAAAACTCCAGGTAGGGTTTCAGTTGGTAATCTTATCATAGAGAAACTTATGACTACTGCAGGTTCAGATACCTGGCTTCATGATTGGCTCTATGCTTGCCAAGATATGATTGCCGGTGGGGGATTACCTCCTGCTCAGATATGGGAAACTGCAATCGTAAATGAACTTGCTGAAGACGGAGTCTCAGTTCTTAACACCCATATCTTCGAAGAGGTTTGGCCCTGTAAAGTTACTGGCTTAGACTTGGACAGAATGGCTTCAGAGAATACCATTGAGTCCATTGAGTTCTCAGTTGGTACTGCAGATAAATACTAATTCCTTAGTCTATTTTCACTAAGATTTGGTGGAGGGGTGGGATTCCTGAGATAGGATGTCTCACCCCTTTCTTGTTGTTATAGGGAATACTATGAACATTTGTAAACATAAAAAGTAATTAACATGGAATTTAGAACATTTGGATTTATCGGACCGTCTGGTTATAAATACCAGATTAGAGAACAGAATGGTGCTGATGAAGATATTCTCAGTAACCTTTCAGACATGAAAACTTTGATGAACCTTACCAAGTTCATTGCAGCAATCGTAGTAGCTACAGATGCAACACCCAGTGGGAAGTTAACCATTGAGGATGCACTTAACTTACCAGTTAATGACCGGTACTGTATTATCTTCAATTCTCGAATCTTCTCTTTGGGAGACGAAATAGAATTTGAATATGATTGGGGAAAAGAAGGAGGGAAGGTTATGTATGGCCAAGATCTTCACGAATATCTTTTTGATTACGGTCAGGTACCTTCTGAAGAAGAGCTCAAGGAAAAACCGGATGCCATTCCTTTCTACCCGGAAGGTAAAAAACTTACGGACCATGAGTACACTCTCTCTTCAGGTAAGCTTATCAAATTCGACTGTATGACTGGTAAAGGAGAACAGATGTTCATGGCTTTGCCTATGGAAAAACAAACAAAGAATGCTCCTCTCCTTTGTCGTAATCTTTACTTGAATGTAGATGGCAACTGGGAGAAGGTATCAAACTTTACACCATTCAGTGCAAAGGATATGGCTGAGATGAGAAAGTATATCCTATCTATAGACCCAGTATTCAAAGGGGATTCTCATATCACCCATCCTGAGACTGGGGAAGAAAGAAACTATCCTATAGCTTGGGCACCTAATTTTTTCTACCTGACGGAAGAGTAAGTTTAGAAAGTGATTTTGTTTATATCACTAGAGCCGAGATAACCTTAGATTATTTCGGCTTTTTACGTCTTCCGTATAGGATAAGAAAAATATTTAAGGATATGGCCGAGCAATATTATAAACAGATTAAAAAGAAAACGAAATGATAAATGCCAGTAGGAGTGTAATAGAGGTCGGTGTTGCCATGGTTTTAAGAGACCGATTCTCTCAGGAAGCTGGTAAGATATCTGGTTCATTTAGAACTATGATGAACGATATGAATACCTGGAACCGAGGTATTCAGATGTCAGCTTCTAATTCACTAGACTTCGGAATGCAGCTCGTAGGGGGAATGGCCAGGGCCTATAAATACTCTGCAGGTGTTCAAAATGAAGTTTGGACTGCTTCGAAGATTGCTGGTGCTACCATTGCAGAACAGAAGGAGATGTTACAATTGGCAAAAGATGTCAATGCTATGACACCTCTTACTGCTTCGGATGTTGCATCAGGACAAAGATACCTGGCTATGGCAGGTAATAAATTCGATGCTATTAAGGAAATGATTGGGCCGGCTTCTAAGCTGGCTTCAATCTTTACAATGCCAGTGGGAGGTAAAGGTGGTGTAGCTGACTTGATGACTAATATCATGTCAATGTACCAAATCCCAATGACTGAAGCCGCTAGAGTAACCGATGATTTATATACTGCAGTTACTAATGCAAATATATCTTTACAGGACTTAGCTCAGTCCATATCTTATGCGGGAGCAGATATGGCAACTGCTGGTGTAGACCTTAGGCAAACTGCTGCGGCTATTGGTGTATTGGGAGACATGGGTATACAAGGTTCTATGGCTGGTACCTCTCTGGCAAATATGATACGTTACTTACAACTATCTCTTGTTAACCAAAAGAAGAAAGGCTATAACGCTTTAGCAGACATGGGCTTAAGTCCAGATGACTTCTTCGATGCTCAAGGTAATCTTATTGATCTGTACTCTGTATATCAGAAGTTTGCTAAGGCAGCAGCAGATATGCCTTCTCGTGTCGAAACCCCAACATTCTTCAATATCTTTGGTGTTCGTGGTAATCGTGGTATGCTCCCAGTACTTAGAGACATTGCCTCTGGTAGAGATAAAATGGGACAGATACTTGCTACCTATAATAAGAACATGGGTGCAGTTAACCAGATGAATGAGGAAAGACTTAAAACCGATGCAGGTGTAATTGACCAATGGGAATCCTCACTTGAGAACTTAACGGTAACTGCAGGTGCTGCAATGGGTAGAGTATTTACTCCAGTTCTCCAATTCGGAGTTAAGTTCCTGGACATAGTTAATTCTATTTCAGAAACTTGGGGAGGTAGTTTTGCTTTAAGAGTAGCTGCTACAGGTGTAGTAGTAGGTACAATAGTTGCAGGCTTTAGGACTGTACGAGGCGTCATAAGGTCAATAGGTTACCTACAAACTATAGCTACTGCTTCTACCGAAGGTATGTCAGCTGCGGCTATAAAGACCAATACCCAATTTGCCATCATGGAAGCTCACATGGTAAGCATGGTTAACCTTATGAGAACTATGGTTCAACTCCAGATGATGTCAAGTGGTATTGGTATGAATAGCAAGGGTAGGTTCTACAATATGTCAAATGGTAGATATGTTAAAACACCTAACCCAGGTGTACCAATGGCAACTACTATGGCAGGTAATCTTATGGGAGGTGCAGTCGGTGGAGCTGCTGCTAATGCTGGTAGTAGAGCAGCAGGTCAGGTTGCTGCTAAAGGTTTAACTGGTATGATGGGTAGATTTATGGGGTTCTTAGGAGGACCCTGGGGTTTAGCCATTAGCATAGGTTTACCTCTATTAATCGAGGTAGGTGGTAGACTTATCAGTTCGATAGATAAAAATACCGATGCTCAGAATAACAATGAGGATGACCCCTTAGCTATCAGAGCTCAGAATGAAGAAAGGTTTATCAATGCCATGAAGTCTGCCATCAGGGATGGTTTAAAAGAGGGCAAGATTGGTATTACAATTGATGGGCAATCTATGGGTGACTATTCCCTTGGTAGTCAACAGGATTATACTGGAGTAGTATTAGGATTATAAACTAAAATATTATGGCTAGAATATTAGGACAGGCAGCTGGTAAAGTTGTTGAAAAATACAATGACCTTACTCGAGATACAGCAGGTGTTCTTACTGGCCCTTTGAATAAACTTTGGAGAGCTCGGATATTACTTAACCGAGCTACTTCTACTCTTCCAAAAGATAGTGCTCTCAAGGGTAAAATCTATGACCCTAATGGGGTACCCGGAGAAGCTCAGATATCTTCTAAGAACCCAACTCTGAACAAACAACTCCAGGCAAAATGGAGAATGGAATTACAATTTCCAAGGATGGAGGAAGGGGAAGGAGTAGACCCAGCAAAGGGTAATAAGAATACCACTAACTACAGAAACTTCGAAGTAAAGGCAGACATCCGATATCAAAACGAAGTACGGATTTATAATATGTCTGCTAACCCAACCCAATATATTACTTTACAGAATCGACCTCCCGAATTAGATTTTCGAGGAGAAACTACTTGGGCAACTATTAAGTCTATGGGTCGTAATACACCTATGTATCATTTCACGGGAGCTGAAGATATCATTCAATTTAATGTATCTTGGTTCTCAACTACTTTGGATAACCCAGAGGAAGTGATAAATAAATGTAGATTACTTGAAGCCTGGACGAAGGCAAACGGTTATCAAGCAGCACCTCCAATAATCCAAATCGAGTGGGGAGATTCTGGTATATTCGAAAATCATTATTATATCCTTACCTCTGCAACCTATACTCTGAAGAACTTTCAGAATGGTTATAGAGTAAGGGTACCAGGTAAACCTGCTACATTTGGCAATGGTAAGTTATTGCCTGCAGCAGCAACTCAGGAATTAATCTTCAAGAGAGTAAGTGCTTATAATTTATCCTATGGAGATTTTATTAATACTGATTCACTTAAGAAGACGGAGGGCATTAAATATGATTGATACATCTCAATATTTAAAAGGTGCAAGTCCCTATAACCAGGCCTATGTTTTAAACTATGGCGATGGAGATTATTCTTTAGAGGCAGTACAGACATCAGTACCTTCTTCTAACGATGATCTTCAACATACCGTTAAGGATGGTGAGACTTTGCAGAATATTGCTTATCGGTATTATGGGGATTCTGGTAAATGGTTTCTAATTGCTGAAGCAAATACTATCCTCAATCCATTTAAGGAATTAGAAAGTGGAACCATTATAAAAATCCCAGTGTATGCCGGCTAAACAGAAACCTATATTGTATAATGGAATGGGCCAACCTTATTTGGCCCTTTTCGATTTTAAAGGAATGCCTATTAAGAATCCTCTTACGGGCATTCCTCTTGGAGCGTATATAAGTACCTGGAATTATAAATACGATGAAGAGAAAGAGAATTTGGCTACCATCACTTTTGATACTGGCAATCCAGATACCGTAGATATCGAGGCTTTACAAGAGGGTCAGGTAATCTGCCTTCAGTGGGGTTATATTTATCCCGATGGTCAATTCGTATCTGGTCCCATAAAGGTAATCAAGGTAAGGGACTTCGAAGCTACTTTTGATTCTACAGGTACTCATGTAACTATTAAGTGCATTGATTCCACAGGTGATTTAAGGTATCAGCCTGCTTATAACTTTTCGGATATGGAAGGTTATAAGTTATCTACCTTCTTGGACAATGGTTGTGATAATTCTACTGGTGTAATCATAGAAATCTTTCAGTAATGGAACAACAGATAATAAGTAATAAAGTATATGAGTCACTACAAGTGCCTACAGAAAATACTCGAACTACTACTGGAAAGGTGCTTTATGCTAACCGGTTTAGTGGAGTAGCTCAAGTAGCTATGCCTGAGGATTTAAAGGCTTTAATTGATAGCGACTTTGGTTTGGTGGGTAAGAATATCTTGGTTCAATTAGAACAGAAGATGAAAGGTTATACTAATGGGCCTTGGTATGTAGATTCCAGGGATGGAGTTATCTATATACATAATCGTAAGTTCAATGAGGAACCAGTTCATACTTATACCTATCAAGGTGAGAATGGTGAGGTACTTAGTGTATCTTTTGCCATGGAGAACATTACCAAAAGAGTTAAGGCAACTCTATCTCCTTTGGTAAGTCCAGAGACTAAAGACTTAAATGTAGTCACTACAGGTATAAAAGAACCAGAAGATAACAACTTACCTCAAGTAATGCCCAATGAGGCAAATGGTGTATACTACAAAAATTGGCATACTTCAGTAGGTAAATATGGGGCAGAGAATAATCCCGAAGATATTTGGAAAGTACGAAGTATTCAGATAGAACATGCTCTAGCTAATGATATGAATTTCAAAGCAGCGGTTGCAGCAGAGAAAGAATTGAATTACGATTGGAATAGTGACGTAGCTGAATACAATGCTGCTAACCCTGCAGAAGCTTATAGGAATGGTAAACAGAAACATCTAGATGAGATGAGCCTTACTGAACTAAAAGAATCCATCAATCAAGCAGTTTCTAATTTACCAAGTGACCGTAAATCTGCCGTACAACAAGCATTACGTAATTCAAAAACAGGTAAAGAGTTAGAGGCTAATCTTTATAAGATATTGAAGAATGAGAGGTATCTATTTGAAGGTGAAGACCAAATGACTTACATGACTGTAGAAGATGTAGACCCAAGAGATTATGACCCTCAACATGCTAATAAGGGAGGTGCTACTGCTTGGGGATCTGAAGACATGGCAAGTGTAAATCGAGGTATACAAGCTTTAAAAGATGACCCGTATGCAATCGTAATAGATGACACTCCAGTTATCAAGTATAAGAACCCTCTTAATCAAAGCTTGGGAATTTACAGTATCAGTGTGAAAGTACAACATTGGAAAAAGGCTAATATGGATGTGCCCATCTATAAGCTTTATCATAACCTATTTGGTAGATATGGGGGAGCCGATAAATATGCTTGGGCAGCTAATGCTAATGCTAATGGCGGTTTAAAGCATACAGAGAAACGTATTGTATGTAAAATGCAAGTAGTGGGCAGACCTTCTCTAGCATCATCTCAGATTATCATAATTGAGAATGTAGGTAAACGTTGGTCAGGACCTTGGTATATTAAACAGTGTACTCACTCTATGGATGCAGGTCAAGGTTATGTAACTAATTTAGAATTAGTTAAGAATGCTGGTAAATCAGGTTCAGTTACAGCTAAGTCCGGTTTATCTACTCAAACTATTGTAGCCAATGAAGCTAAGGCAAACAGTAAGACGGATAAGGGTAAAGATAAAAAGGCTTTGAGTAATACTAATGAATTGGTACTTGACTTCACCTATAACGAGGTAGTATACTTCGTAGAGAACTTCATGGACAAGAATGGTCAATTAAAAGACTGGAGAGCTGCAGATGAGTTTATACGGAAGAAAGCTTACTATACCGAAGTAGTTGCAAAAGACCCACTTGAAAAAGCCGAAGGTATGATTATCAGTGAAGGTAATCTTACTACATCTACCGGTAAGTACATACCTGGCAAGATTACAATCAAGGAAGTTCAGGTGCCAGATGATTATTGGGTTAAATTTGATTATCAGGCAGTGGCCATGAAGAACTTCAAGGAATACCTAAAGAAAAATAAGATTAAGTAATTATGGGATACGAAACTGCAAAGATAATAACCGAAGAAGGCCTAGAGGGCCTTGGTAGGTACTACTCAGTTTATCGAGGTATAGTCATAGACAATGAAGATACTGAGAAGAATATGAATAGGGTGAAAGTATGTATCCCAGAAGTAATGGGAGGTACTTTTGCATGGGCCTTACCAAAAGGACAACATGGTTCAATTAGTACAGGCTTCAAGTTCTTGGCTCCTAAGATAGGCGATATAGTTTTTGTTACTTTCGAATTCGGAGACCCAACTAAACCTCTTTGGGAATATCATGGATGGGGATTACAACAAATCCCTGAACCCTTGAATGGGCCCAATAAGATGGGCTTAGTTACTCCAGAAGGTAATCTGATTGTTATTAATGACGATGAAGGAACTCTGAACTTATACTTCAATGGTACTGTGTCAGTATACTCTGAATCAGATGTAGTGGTGGCTTCTAAGAAAAGCATTGGTATTAACTCAGGTGATACCGTAGTAATAAATGAGGGAGAAAATAGAGGTATCATCAACATCGAACAGCTAACCGAGAAACTAAACCAAACGGTTAAGGAACTCGAACAATTAAGAAGTATGTTCAACTCTCATGTACACTCAGGTGTAACTACTGGACCAGGTTCTTCAGGTCCTACTGTAACTCAAGTAACTAAACCATTCTCACAATTTCAGATTGATGATTATGAGGATAAATCTTGTATACACTAATGGAAAAGAATTACTTCACAGATATAGTTGGTATAGGAGTAACGTTTCCTATTCAACTTACTCGAAACGAAAAGGGAGAAACCGGTTGGTACCCAGTAAATGGGGATTTCAAACTTATCCGGGATAATATAAGTGCTATCCTATATTACATGATTGGCCAGAGATTTCGACAGGAAAACTTTGGTAGTAAACTTTGGCAATGTATTGAGGAACCAAACTCACAAGCCCTAAGTTTTATAATTAAAGAGTTTTTAAAACAAGCCATAGGTGCATGGGAACAGCGAATAACCTTCCAAAGCATCACAGTTACTAGAGTTGATGCAAAAATACATATAGAAGTAGCTTATGTAGTAAATGGAACAAATTCTAGTCAGTACCTCGACATCACCTATGATCACTCGGATAATTCATTAAATACACAATAATATGGGAATCACAAATAAATGGCTTAACCCATACCAGAGGTCTTACCAACAGATTAAGGCCAAGCTGGTAGAATCCCTTATGGGTCTCAAGGACAAGGATGGTCAGAAACTCATAACGGACTATTCGGAGGGAAACATCCTTATTATCATTCTCTCCTTGTTTGCAGCGATTGCTGAAGTACTACATTACTATGTAGACAATATGGCAAGGGAAACTTTCTTATCTACAGCTCGTAGATATGATTCGGTAGTTAAACATGGTGCCTTGGTAGATTACCATGCTCGAGCAGCGATTGCCGCTACCGTAGATGTAATCTTATCTAGAAGCATTACTGGTAACTCTATTGGTGCAAAGTTAACCATACCACAAGGAACTCTATTTACAGACCAAAGTGGTAATAGCTGGTTATCTGCCCGAGATGTTACCTGGTATTCAAATGTAACTACCTGCAAGGTACCAATTATTCAACATGAGAAGTATACTACAAGTGCTCTCAATAACATGGTAATACCTACAGGAGATAGAGTACAACTTAACTTGGGTACATTACCCAACGGTAAGTATTATGAACATGGCTCTATGTCTTTACAGATAGGTGGGGAATCTTGGGTATTGGTAGAAACCTTTGCAAAGTCTAAACCTACGGATAAACACTTTATGGTATCGGTAGATGAATCTCTAAACCCATATATAATGTTTGGAGATGGTACCTTTGGTAAGAAACCTGCAGCAGGTGCAAAGATAACCAATGTGGTATTCTACTTAACCAATGGTTCTCAAGGTAATGTAAAGAGTAATACCATTACATCAGTACCCTCAGTTATATCCTCATCAATCACTGATGCTACAGTAAGTAATGCTTATGATGCAGGAGGTGGTTCTAATTATGAGAACTTCACTATGCTCAAGGAACATATACCTTTGAGTGTTAAGACTCTGGGAGTAGCAATTACCAAAGAGGATTTCGAAAGCTTGGCAATGTTAGTTGATGGGGTTAACAAGGCAAAAGCAGATTACGAATGTGGTAGAAAGCTTACGGTATATATTAGCCCAGATGGTGGAGCAGTAGCTTCTTCTGAGTTAATTAGTAGAGTATACAACTTACTATCTCAGAGGGCTCCTATGACTACCTGGCTCAAGGTTAAATCTGCAGGAAAAGTTCAAATCATCCTGGAGATGGATGTCACTGGAAAGAAGTCTTATAAGACTGCAGAGATACAGACACAAATCCTTACAGCATTATATAATGCCTACTCTCCAGAACAAGCAGAGATTGGAGGAAGCGTAAGGGTATCTGATATCTATGCTCTGATTGATAATCTGTCTACCATAGATTACCTACACCTTACCAAGTTTTATATCAAGCCTTGGCCTACTACCATTTATGGTAACAAGGAACTTGCATTGGGACAGTTCAAATTGAATAAGGCTACTGGGTCTATGACCTACTTCATAACCTTCAATTCTTCTACAACTTTTACAGTACGTTCAGTATCGAATGGTTATGTAGCTACAGGTTCTGTTGGTAGTTCACTCCAGGTAGTAGATAAGGCAAATGGGTTTGACTTCTCTCTGGATATACAGAACAACAGTTACCAATCCGGGTACCGTTATTCAATTACCGTATCAGAACCTAATCATGATTACGAAGACCCCGGTTTTAATTTACCGGTATTCGAAAATGCTTCACAGTTAACACTAACCGTAAATGAGATAGTATGATAAACCTCAAAAACCTAATTGATTTTTTACCATTCGAATATAAGGACCAAGATACTTATAAGGTAAATGGTAAGGGCATTCTGGAGAGGTTTCTAGAAATTTGTGGAGAGCATTTTGAAGATTATATTACTAAAGACATTGATAACATTCTGGATATTATCGATATAGATAAAACTCCAGACATGTATCTCAACTTTCTTTGGCAATTCCTCGGAGAAATGCCCTTCGCTTATGGGAACACAATAGATGCCCAGAAGTGGTCAGAGTACTTTAATGGTTTCTACTCAGACAGTAAACTCCAGGAATTATCAAAGCTTTGGATAATACCAAAGGAGGGGCCTTTCACTTTAACCAGTACTCAAGTAAGAAATATTCTAAGATATTCGGTATCTCTATTCAAGATACGAGGTACAGCTGAATTCTTCGAAATAATGATGAGGCTATATGGGTTAACCTGTACAGTCTCAGACCCAGCTAAGGCAGATTCTTACGACGGTTGGATAAAAGGTCACCCTTACTTTGACCAATACTTCTTGTATGATGACAAATATTCTTATGATAATACTTTCGATTGTTCTCAATGTATACCGGTAACATTTAGCCTTACAGGTCATGGGTATACTTCGAACTCTGAGGCATTCAAAAGATTTAGGGAAGCTGTAGAAAGTTTCTTCCGAAGATTCATACCTTACCATGTATCATTCAATATCCAATATGGGTTTACGGTAAATGATGGGTATGCAATCAAGGCAGAATTAGTAAATCCTGACCAACCAAATCTGATAACTTCAGAAGTATATGAAGTACCTGTTATGGTAACCGTAACTGCTGATTGGCCTAATGCTGATTTAAGGTTTCAGATATCAAGTGATAAGGTAAATTGGGGATATATAAAACATCCCAGTGGTTTTGTATTTAATATACCAAGAGCGGGTACTTATTATTTCCGAAGCGTTGGGGATAATTCCAAGATAACCCAAATCACCGTAGGTCAAGAATCTTATAACAGGGTATACTCAATTACCTGTGACCCAGTTACTGCAGAGATAACACCATCAAAGCTAAGTGTGTATACGGTAGTAAGGGCTAACGTATCCTATAAGGGACAAATCAAAACTTGTAATGTTCGATTGTCAGGAACTGACCAAGTAAAAGTATCAGGAGCAACTTGGGAATTTAAAGAACCCGGTACTTATTACTTTGAGATTGTAGAGTTCCCAGTAAAACAAACTTCCTTTGTAGTAACCAGACAAGAGATTACTTATAAAGTAAGATGTACTCCATCAGAGTTTCGAGTTGGTGATAAACAAAGTATAAGGGATGCAACTACTACTCTAACCATCGAATCTAATTACCCGGAATCCTTTACTGGAGACTTATACTGCAGGTTGGTAGGTGACACTAAGTTATTTAAGAATGGAGATAAGTTTACTGCCAGCAGTTATGGTACCTATAAGTTTAGGTGTACTCTTGATAAAAGGGAAACCGAAGAAGGTGTAGGTATCTTCGAAGTAACTTCTGGTAAGACCGCAATCTATAGAGTTAGTATTAACCCACCATCTTCTACTTTGTTTAATGGTTCAGCCAAGACCACAGTAAGTATTCAACGTATCTCAGGTAATGGTGATGACTACAGAGTAAGAGTAGTAGAAACCGGGGAAGTATTCGATGCTAAGAATGGTTATGTATATAATACTAATAGGTCAGGTACTTATACTTTCCAATCTGTAGCTTACCCATCTGCAAGGACTATCTGGACCGTAAGCAATTCTCCAACAGTATATCAGAATAAGTTAAAGATAGTTCCTTCAGATACTACCGATGAACATTGGCAAGAACCAGATTGGACTTTACCAGAAGACCAAATCGATGATACCTATGCAGTATATGCTTTGGTGGATGAGAAGTCTGCTTGTAAGTTCTCACTGGAAGAAATGAAGAACGGAGTAAATGTAAATGGTACTGCTACTTGTGATGAGACTGGAGAAACCTATAATCTGGGTGAAGAGATTACTCTTACCAAAGCAGGTACCTATACTTTCGTAGCTGATGATGGTTCTTCTCTAAGATGCCAAGTAATCCTGGAAGATTATCCAACTATCATTGAGATATCTTGTACTCCAGAGTATGCCGAACTAAAGGGTACTGTTAAACAAGTATCTACCTTAATTAAGTGTACTTCGAATAAACCAGATTTCGATAGTAGAATTAGGGAAGTGGGCAAGGTTAATACCTATGATGCTGGTGGACAAGGTTATGAATTCATTACTGCTCAAGCAGGAGAATATATCTTTGAATCCGTTGCAGATACTTCTAAGAGAACTAAGTTCACAGTAGTAGATGCAGACCTATTAAGTGTTAATCCTCAAGAGTTGGAATGGGAATTCGATGACCTATCGGAAAAGACCTTCACCATTACAACCTACAGTAATCAATCTTGGCAAATAGTAGAACAATGATAAATACAATCGATAGAATCACTGAGACCACAACTCAGTCTTTATTCAAGACATTTACTGTTGGCATATTGGGAGAGTGTACTCAAATTCTTTATGATTTGAGATGGATGATAGTACTGGCAATAATCTTAATCCTATCAGATTTATGGTTTGGAGTATCTGCCAGTAGAATCCAAGGTATAGAAATTCGAAAGTCTAGAGCTGGAAGAAGAACTCTAAATAAGATAGTAGATTATATCTGCTATGTTTTATTGGGAGCTGTACTTGGTAAGGCCATAGGCGAACCATACGGAATGGACCCAATCGTAGTATCTATTACAGTAATGGTATTATGCTATTGCTTTGAAGTAGATAGTATCTATGGTCATATCTGCGAAATACATGGTATCAAAAAGAAGTACAGTATATGGAAGATTCTCTTTAAATTGTTAACCTTCAAGTTTAAGGATTTGGGTGAAGCATTTAAAGATATGGCAGAACAAAAGAATAACTTTAAAAATAACAATAATGAAGACGTACTTTAAGTATGAAGGTATCATTAAATCAAAGGAAGCAGCAGAGGCAATTGCTGCTCCCTCTGGTTTAGGACCATTCTGTGGTTTTGGCTCAGCCACCATAAATGGTAATAGGTTAACAGTATCTCCTCAGGGAGTATCAGGAAGTAAGTATGCTAATGTAATCAAAGACCGTATCATGGCAAGGTACATGGCAAAAGCTTCAGAAGATGGGGAATTACCTGATGTAAACTTTGGTTGTATCTCAAGAGATGGATATGTATTTATCTCTGATGAGCAAACCCTTACCATTGAAAACATCCAAGGTACTCAGGGCTCAACTGAAGAGGTATTACTTTTTGCAGTACATACTACTATCTCAGAACCCGTAGATAATCCAGTAGACTTCGTAGCCTATTGGAATGAATCCTCAGAAAGCTTCTATGATTTATTCAAAAAGGCTAATGATATCTACTATCCGATTGCCGAGGCAAATCGTACTCCGAGTATACTTAATAGTGATGTATATTCCGATTATAATATGACCTATAGCAATCTTCTAGAGATGGCAGAGAGTGCTTGCCCTTATTACTCTAATAATAAAAATTCGGTTGTTCTTATTGGTATCTATGGTAAAGGAACCGATGCAATGACAAAACGAAATGAGAACTTTGCCATCGTACCTTACCAGGGTAAATTCCAGGAGATACCCTTTACTACTGCAACTCACAGTTCATTCAAAGAATCCATAAAGAGAACCGAAGAAATGAATACTGGGTTCCCAGTAGTAGATGAAGCAGGTAATACATTGAACATCAAACAATACATTGATGCTCAACTCGAGGCAATCAGAAAAGAGTTTGCCGAATCCCTGAGTACTGCTAATCTCCCAATCGGTTCTATTATCCTCTGGGAAACTGATGTAATACCTGAGGGTTGGGCAGAATATACAAAGGCATCTGGTAGAATAGTTATAGGTTATCAAGCAGGAGGTATTCAAATTGGTGATGAAACTATGTTGCAGAATGTGGGAGATTATTATACTCCTACTCAGGGTAACTTCCTTATCCAGATTAAGGGTGATGATTTGCCTAAGCATAGACATGCTCTTGGTGTATCTAAAGGTAAGCAGGATAATGCTAACAACTGGGAGAACGTTCGTCCTCAATCTTTCTTTAATAGAGAGACAGGTTTAAATGGTGACTTTGGTAGAGGAACTCCAACTAAAGGAATCCAGGATGGTGCTATTGTAGTGAGCTGGAATTTGCTTGGTGAAAGTTTCTTACAAGAGACTTCGGTAGAGACTCTGAATATCGAAAAATTGCCACCGACTATTACATTACGATATATCCAAAAGATATCATCCTAAGTAACTTCATTCCACTTCATAATATAGATTGAATTAGTTATTAGTATTTGACACTTTACAAATCGTGTTTGCATAGTTGATTTTGAAAATCTGTTGGGAAGGGACGTTGGGAAACGTCCCTTTTCTTTTGTGTTAATACTTAAGTTCTTCCTTAGCTCTATCTTCCCAGTATTGGATATCTTGTCTAAGTTCTGAGATATATCTCATAGAATCATTAGTCTTAGGCATTTCGAAAAACTCTATAAGCATTATGTTGGTAATTCGAGTACTATCTCCAAGCCTCTCTTTAATAAAAGGAGGGGGAGTTAATAATACCTCGAATAGGAGATAGGCATCGGGAGAAAGTTTATCCTTCATATACTTATACATCATATCAATCATTTCGGATTTAGCTTTCTCTTGTTCACTATCATCCTCTAATTCTTTGTCATTATCAAACAAATCATCAAGCTTAAAGAGATTTTGATTATACTCTGCTTGTTCTCCGTATGCCGAACGAAGTAGTTTATTCTTGAATGTACTAAGTGATGCAAGGATTCTTGCTTTAAGATGTTCTTCAGTACATTCACCATAGTATTTGTTGAAAACAAATAACATCTTATCCCAGAAATAAGACTGAATGATATCAGGTGTAAGATTAAACCTTTTATAATCAATCTGTCGGGTAAGATTTCTGATTACTGGCTTACAAACTTTATAAAGTCTGTTGAATGTAGCTTCATCATATTCCTGCATAGGTTTTAATCTATGAAGCTCTGAGCCATTATTTCCTTTACTTTTTCCCATGTTCTTTTAAATATTCGTTATGCAAATATAAGTATTTTTTCTTATATAAAAATAATAATATTAAATATACTTGAGCTTAAGGTAGTGGATTAGTATGTTTCTAGATAGTTGTCAACATGCTCAGAACTATCTCGGTACTATCAAAATCTATTAGTTTATAAATATTGCAATATAGATATGAAAAAGTTTAAAGATTCAGTTAAATTTAGTTTCACTCCGGACTTCCAGTTAGAGATACTCCGGTTCATTTTAAGGGATAAAGAAGGTGGTTTAGTCCTACGTCGGGTTAAATCAAGTTATCTGGTTCTCATAGAACATGCTCTTATATTCGAGGGCATATCAAAGTATTTTAAAAAGCAAGGCAAGATGCCTTCAGAAAATATCCTGAAGCAGGTGATAAAAGAATTGCTAGAATCAAAGGCATACGTCGATTTAGTAACTAAGGATGACTTGCCCAGTATTCAAAAACTGATAAGTAATCTGTATCATATTCCTTTATCTGATTCAGAATATATCAAGGAAAGGATATATCAGTTCTCTACTTACGTTGAAATGAAGAACCTAAATGATTCCTTCGACTTGGATAACTTCGAACAATATGAAGAGTATTCAAGGAAGATTGAAAAGGTACTACAGAAAAGTAAACCTAAGAAAGAGGATGAACCCCTATATATGATACGAGATGTTACAGAAAGACAGTTTAAAAGACAATCTGAACCATCAGTAATACCTTGCCCATATAGGCAATTGAATGACCTTACCAATGCAGGAGGTTATCCAGAGCATTCTGTAAATGTGATATTGGATAAACCCAAAGCAAAGAAGACATTCTTTATGGTAAACCTTGCAAGAGGTTATCTCAGAATGAAGAAGTCAGTATTATATATAGATACAGAAAATGGTCAGGACCAAATCATGGACCGTTTCATTCAATCAAGTATTAATAAAACCAAGAAGGAATTATATTCAGGTGAATATGATAAACTCGAGGCAAAGCATTTAAGAAAGCTTGCAAGGTTCGGAGTTGAGTTGGTAGTTGAAAGGGTTCCTGCCATGATTACAGATGTTACGTATATCAGGGAGAAGATAATTCAATTGCGTAACCAGGGCATAGATATAAGGGTATTAATGGTTGACTATGCAGGTAAGCTTGCATCAATATCTAGAGACAGAGAGGATTTCGAAAGAATATCTAATGTATATGTAGACCTGCAAAACTTAGCAGAAGAATTACACCTGGATATTATATGGACTGCTCACCATATTACTCGTGAAGGTAAGAAGCATAGACTTACCCGATATGATGAAAATGATATCTCTGGGTCAATTGCCATTGTACGTAATGCCCAAGTTATCATGGGTCTTAACTCTACCGAACAAGAAGAGAAGGATAATATTCTTCGAGCTGAGATAGTAGTACAGAGAGATGGTCTTCCTTCCGGTAGAGCTTTATTCAAATGTGATGTCGAAAGACAAAGATGTACAGAGTTTACCAAAGAACAACGTAAGCAATATGACGAAGTATATGGCAGTAAATTGGATGAGCAATTTAAGAAGAAAGATAACCCGGATGCCGATAGTAAGAAAAGGGAAAGAACTACTGGAGATATCTAAATGCAAGTTAGGTTATCATGAATGGGTTGCTGTACATTCTTATGAATATAGGCAACGTCCTCGTAGAGCAATCTTCTCTCATAAAGGAGGTAGAAAGAAAGCTCAGTATTATACCAAAAGAAAAACCGAATATTATTGTAATAACTGTGGGAGGAAGAAAAGGTGAGAACAAAGAAAGTAGAGATAGTAAAGGATAGGTGGTCCGATGGATATGCCTTCGAAATATCTTATAATGGTTGGCAAACTACCTCCATAGGTAATCTGGATTTAGAAGACCTAAAAAAGATAAGAAAGGTTATTCGTAAAGAGATAAGGAGAATTCAGAATGAAAATAACAAATCAATTTAAGTCTAAGCTCCGTACTTACTTTGTTAAAAGACTTGGAGCTTACGATTATAGACATGGCTGGATGAGGGTCCCTACTTGCCCATACTGCGGTAGGGAACATAAGTTAGGTGTAAACCTTTCAATGTATCGAACCAATTGCTTTAGATGCAATGCTCACCCATCACCCTCTCAGTTGGTGATGGATATCGAAGGGTTTACAGAATATCATGAACTACTTAATTTTTTGAACAATGGACAATTTGATGAACTTACATTTAAGGAAGAGAAAATCGAACTTGCCGAAGGAAAACCAATCTACTTACCTGAGGGGTTTCGAAATATCTCAATCGGAAAAAGCCAACTTGCAAAAAGCATCAGAGGCTATGTTAAGAAGCGTGGATTTGATATCAGTAGCTTTTCGAGATATGGCATTGGCTATGGCACAATTCAACCATTCTACGGGTATCTTATTATCCCCTTTTATTACAAGGGACAACTTAAATACTACAATGCCCGTAACGTCATTGGTAAGGGACCACGGTATAACAATCCTGACAAAGATATCACGGGTCTTGGAAAACAATTCATCATATTTAATCATGACGCATTGGAAATGTACCGGTCGGTATTCATATGCGAGGGAGCACTTAATGCTCTCACCATGGGGGATAGAGGCATTGCCACAATGGGCAAAGCTATTAGTGCCTACCAAGTCAATGAGCTACTTAAATCCCAATGCGAACGATTTATTATACTGTTGGACCCAGATGCCAAGCAATATGCCATCAACTTGGGTCTCAAGCTTATTAACTATAAGAAAGTCAAGGTGGTGTTTTTACCAGACGGTAAAGATGTAAACGACTTGGGTAAGAAAGAAACTCTAAAATTAATTTATAATACCCGGTACCAAAGTTATCAAGAACTTGTGAAACTCAGAAACTCATTGGATTAGGGAGTTCCTATTATAATATATAAATATATAAGAATATGAAAAGATTTATAAAGATTTGGGGGTTCGTGAAACTATTCAATTGTTTCTTATATTAATTGGGATAGTTTTGATATTAGGTATATTTTTTTGGGGTTATATACTGGTTAGATAGTTTTGGGATTATAGGTTATTTGGGTATAACCCTTTGGTCATTGTTTTGGTTAGCTGGGATTATAACTTTAGTAGAATATAAGAAGAAATGAGAGAACCAAGTATTCACATTACAAAGTCTCAATTCGAGGAAATATTAAATACCTTAGAGGTAAATAACTTCCCAGTTGAGGCTTTTTTTGTTATTGCTCGTAAGGAGGCAATAAATCATAGAGCAGTCTTAGTTTCTAACAATAAGAATACTAAGCGAGTTAAGAACATATTACTAGCATCTAAAGGAGATGCTGCCCTTGTTGCTGATATTTTATATGCAACTCGTATAAAGTTAAAGCATAGAGGAGTTCGTAAAATAAACGAAAGTAATTCTCGGGAATGGGCAAATTGTAAAAAGCTTGCAGAGATATGTAATACATTCTGTGAAGATTTTAAATTTGATACCCGGGAAGGTTTTATCAAATATATAGAGATTGGGTTAAAGAGAATGACCGATTATCGGAATTTGATGCAAAGGTTAATATCCATGCAGGATAATATTACCAATCAAGTAAGTGCTGAAATGGAATTAGCCGAAGATAATGACCCAGGTTATACTAAGGATATTCATGATTACTTTATTAAGAAGATAGCTAATGCTACTGGTATTTATGAATCCTATGAAAACCAACCTGAGAAGTATGTACACTTTATGAGGTTAGGTAAACTTATGGGAGAAAGAGATTGGAATTCTATCTGGTTCATAGATGCTCAATTTGAATCTCTTGCATGGTGCAATGGTTTACCAGAACCCAGTCAGATGTATAATGAGAAAGCAATCGAAAGATACAATAAGTATTTATATAAGAATAAAAATAAACAAACTCTGGAGACAGAACCTGAAGTAGAGGGGAGTCTCTGGGATAAAATTAGAAAGTAATATGAAAGGCTTACAATTTTTAGGCAATCGAGTAGAGGATGCAGCTAATGCTTTTATTGACGTCCTCAAGTATTCAGACCAGTCAGTAGAATATCCCGATTTTAAGGATATTGAACCTTGGCCCGATGAGATAGTTAACCTGTTCTATGTAATCTGGAAGAATGCTACATTCTCTGAGCTCAGTGCAATTATCATGTACACTCAGCAATCTTCTCGGTTTGATGAAATCTCAGAACTGATGCTGGGTATTGGTTTGGTAGAAATGAGACATCTCGATAAGATATCAGACTTTCTTCAAAAGGCAGACCCTTATGAGGATTATTCTACCATGAGTATCAATCCTAATATTGGGATTGGTTCTACTTGGGAAGAGGCAATAAAGATTGCTTTAAGTTCAGAGATGGAAACCATAGCTCACTATCGAAAGATTCAGAAAGCTATCCAACAATATGAAGATCGTAAAGATTATGATGATGTGAATTACTTTCTTGAGAAGTTAATTGCCGATGAGGAACATCATGTAAAATTACTCAAGGAAGTTTCTGGTAAAGAGAAATCTAAAGGTGTAACTGTAATCATCAAGTAATGGGTAAGATTATAATTCAGAATGGGAATATGTGCGAACTGGATTTACCTCTTAAGTTCGCACAGAAACTCTACCAGGAGTTTGCAATAAGACATCCCAATGCTTTCTACTTACGTACAAGGCAAAAAGGGATGCAGAACTGGGATGGTAAGATACATTATATTACCAAGACTGGTCAGTTTAAAATAGGTTTACTTCCCATGATATACGAAAAATGTATTGAGTATGGAATTAAACCTAAAGTTGTAGATATGCGACAACCTTTACCTAAAGTCAGTAAAGTTGTTACGAAAATAGGTAAGTATACTTTAAGACCGGAACAAGAGAAAGCTGTCAAGGCAATAATCAATAATACCATAGGAGGTAAACCTTTTCAGATTGGTGTTTTAGATTACACGGTTAATGCAGGTAAAACTCTTATCATGTCGTCTTTATATCTATCCTATAAGAAGCAGTTAAAGACTTTGCTAATAACTAATGACTCTGACTGGTTGAATCAAGCTAGAGAAGAATTCAAGCAATATCTCCCGGGAGAGAATATCACTTTCGTTCAAGGCAAAGTTTTAAATTGGGGTAACTTCACCATAGGTATGGTTCAATCTATTTCTCGTAATATGGGGTTTTATCAAAAGGAATTATCTCAGATTGATATGGTACTTATTGATGAAGCTGACCAAGGAGGTAGTAAGCAATATCAGAATGTGATTACTCGTCTCTTTAATACCAGAGTTCGTATTGGTTTATCTGGTACGATTTATATGAGTAAGCTTGCTAAGGATAAAGTTAAGAATATGAACCTACGTTGTTTCTTTGGTAATGTACTCGCTGAGTTCAAACTTAAGGATTCAATTCGAAAAGGTTATTCTACTAAGACCGTCGTAAAGATGGTACCCGGTAAACCTTGGTATGGTAATTGGGAATCAGATTGTATATCCTATAAGGAAATATATGATGATACCATTACCGAAAATAAGATAGCAAGGAAGATGGCTTTAGCAAGATTAAAGTGGAATTTATCTTACGGCAGATATCCTGCACTCGTAGTTTGCAAGCATATTGCACACTGTGAAAATCTATATGAGTTCTTTAAAAATAGACTGGGTGATGCCTATAATATTGCTTATGTGCATGTTAATACTCCCACTAAATTAAGACAACAAATAATGAAGGATTTTAGAGAGGGAAAGATTGATATCTTGGTATCAACTACCATCATTGCTCGAGGTAAAAACTTTCCTAAGCTTAGGTATTTATTAAACACTGCCAGTATGGATAGCCAAGAAAAATCTATTCAGTTCCTTGGACGTTTGGTAAGAACCGATGAATCGAAAAAGAAAGTGTATCTCGATGACCTTCACTATCCAGGCAATTACTTAAATAGGCATGGTAAACATAGGAAGCAGTATTATAAGAGACAAGAACTAAAGGTAATATTGTTAGACAAGCTTTGGAAGAATCACCCTAACCATAGCCTTAATCGGAGTTAACTAGAAGTACTATGAGTAATTACTTTTCTCCGTAGGAGGAAATAATTACATCCTAATAATCATACGGGCATTATGAATAAAGATAAAATTATATGTATCAGGGAAGATACTGATGAACGATTAATACAATTACAATCGGAAGGATATAGAATAATACAAATATCCGCATCAGGTATCTACTGCTGGATATTATTAAGGAAACCAAATAACAATATATAATGAAACTGATAGACCGAATATTAAATTGGATGAACCCACCTGCCAGTAATCCCAAACATGTATTCAATTGCAGGGATTTGGCATGGGTAACCCCTATTAAACACTGGAGATATACCCCGGATGTTTATACCCATTCATTTAGTTTATATTGGGGATCTGGATTAGAGATCAAATTACAACAAGATACTACTGACCCAGAATCTTGCCCAGAATTATCTAAACTCAGGGAACTATTTATTAATAACATTGGTTATTCATATGTAACCCTAGATGATATTACTAACATATACATTTATAAAGAAAAATGAGATGGCAAAGAAAAAGAAACAACTTCCTGATTTATCAAAACATGATGTACTTACACCAATAGATGTTAGTCAATTGGGTACTAACGGAGATCCATGCTTTGGTATTGGGTATGATTTATCCACTAAAGAATGTAAATTATGCGGAGACTCAGAACTATGTGCGTTCAAGATGTCCCAGAACTTGAACATTACAAGGAAAGAATTAGAACAGAAGAATCAATACAAAGATTTGGATGTATTAGAAGATACGGTTGGTATCAAGAAATACATCCGAGGCTTGATTCGGAAAGGGAAAGACAGAAAAGAAATTATCTCAAAGACAGTTGAGAAATTCGAAGTACCTAAGAAACGTATTAGAGAACTTTACAGAGAATGCAATGGGAAAGGTCAGTAAATTAAGGATGATATGGGCAATGTTTAAGTTATATCTTAATAACCCAAATTATTATGTACGGCAAGATGATGTTCTTGCTGATTTGTTTATGCAGGGTGAATATGACGTAGAAAGATTCTGTCATTCACTCGGAGTAACTCCTCAACGAGGATTAACCTTTGGACAACTTTTAAAAAAATGTAAGATATTATGAACAGATTTAGATTTATCAAAGTACGGGAGGTAATATCTCCCAACAGAGCAAACCCAAATGATGCTGGGTTAGATTTTTATGTACCAACCGATTTATATCCAGAGCATATTCATTCTAAAAATGAATTCGACTCAGAAGGTTATAATTTAGATGTTCCTTTTGGTGAAGCCTTTGTAAGGCATATAGCTTTAAAACCTGGACATCGTATACTTATCCCATCTGGTATTAGGGGATTGCTTGAACCACCTGCCTCTATGTTAATGGCTGCTAATAAGTCCGGTATAGCTACTAAGCAAGGTTTACTCTTTACAGCTGAGATAGTAGATTCTCCCTATGTAGGAGAGATACATATCGGAGTATATAATGCTTCTGATAAGGCTCAAGTTATCGAATGTGGCAAGAAGCTTGTACAGTTCATACATGTTCCTATTTACATCACAGAGCCAGAAGAGATTCAACAAGAGGAATTCTATACTGAGTCTCAAATGTGGGGAAGTAGAGGAGATAAGGGATTTGGTTCATCTCAAAACATAAAATAGTGGAAGATAATATATTAGGATTCCCAGGATATCATATTACTCGGGAGGGTAAGCTTTATAATAAGGGACATCCCGTAAAGACTTTCTTCCATAAAGGATACGAACGTACTAAACTTAGAAATAATAAGGTATCTAAGAATGTAAAAATACATAGATTAGTAGCAGAAGCCTATATACCTAATCCGAATAATTTACCAGTAGTAATGCACTTAGATGACAACCCTTTGAATAATCGTTTAGAGAACCTTAAATGGGGTACTCAAAAAGATAATGTATATGATGCCATTAATAAGGGTAGGTTGAAATTAAAAGGTATAAATAATCCTATGTATGGAGTAAGTAGAAGAGGTCTATTTGCTCCTCATACTTCATTAACAGTACGTAGTATTCGAAGATTAGAGAGATTGAAATTAAAAGGTAATACTAACAAGTACATAGCTAAAAGGTTGAAGGTTAGTAATGCTACTGTTGGTAATTATCTTAATGGTAAACATTATAAAAGTTAACATTTTGGACATAAGAAATATAAGTGAACCAGTACCTAAAGTAGAAACTAATGGGGTACTATTAAAGATGTATGAATTGGGGTTAGAACAATTGCAGGGATATAGGCAAATAGAACAGTTACCTGATTACCCATTTGATATCAATAATGCAAAGAACCAGGTAATACTCAAGGACTTTATAGGTAGGGTAATTGAAGAACTTACCGAGGGTTTTGAATCTACCGAAGAAGTATTTGAATTATGTCAGAAGAATGGTTGGAATATCGAGATGTTCAATGAAAATGAATATCAATTGATATTGAATTCTCTTGCTAATGCAAATGAAGAACAAGCAGATGCTTTAGGCTTTTTCTTTACTCTTCTAGTATATTCAAATATACTTCCTGAAGATATTCTTAGCTATAATAAGGCAAAGAACTTATTTGATGTGATGGCTATTGGGGTTAAAGAACTGGTAATCAAATATTCAGATTATCATAACTTATTGAAGTTCGACATTATCTGTAAAGAGGATTTCTATGAGGACGAAGGTAAGTGGGAACATATAAATTCCTATACTCCAGGCTTTCACCAGATGAACGAACTATCCCATGAAGCTGAGAAATTATATCTATGGGAAGTAATCTATGAACTCAATAAAGCTAGAAATTTCCTTAAATGTAGACCATGGAAACAAACTCAAGTGATGACTAAGGAAATAGATTTTCAAGAATCCTTGGTAAAAGCTTTCTATCTCTATATGGGATTCTTAGCGATGAATGGGTTTACTCCTCTCGGATTATTCGGTTTATTCTTTAAAAAACAACGTCTCAATAGATGGAGGCAACAAACTAATTATTAACATGAAGAAAGACAATATACCAGATTACCCAAACTTTTATGTTTCTAAAAGAGGTAGAGTTTGGAAAAGGGTAAGAGATGGTACTTGGAAAGAATTATCATATATTAAAAATCCTACTAGAGGTTATTTATATGTTAGTTTACCTAAGGGAAAGCAATTTAGGTTGAATAGATTAGTTGCTATGATTCATATACCTAATCCAAATAATCTACCTATTGTAATGCACCTTGATAATAACATTTACAATAATCATTATAAGAATCTTAAATGGGGTACTTATAAGGAAAATACTCAACAAATGATGAGAGAAGGTAGGAATAGAGGTCAGTTTAAGTCTACCCTCACTAAACAACAAATTAGTTTAATATTAGAGAAATATAGTACAGGTAAATATTCTCAGATTCAATTAGCTAAGTTAGTGGGACTCAAGAGTCAAGGTAGAATAAGTAGAATAATAAATAAGTATCAACGTGTCAGGATGGAATAAGAGATTAGAGGGACTTCAACTCAATACGGAGGAGTCCCTCCATTCGTTAGAATTTGCTACTTCACAAGAAGCTTGGGAAAAACTCAATGAGGGATTCTTAAGGTTAGACCCAATCCTATTTGGGAAAGGGGCTATGGCTAATAGTGGGGTAGCAGTAGTGTATAACGTATTTATAAAAATACGTAAGGCATGGGTAGACCCAGAATTTGATTATGGGAGATGTTTCAATTACAAAGAAACTAAGTGGACTAGCTTATTGAATAACTACATAGATTTTAATAAGCTTGACTTGTTGCGTAGTAAACTGAGAGTACTGAGAAATAAGTACAATCAGAATTACAATATAACTTACATGTTTAATAATCACCACGATAATGGTAAACAATGTCTAATAGCAGCGACTTTTTCAAAACGATTCGGGGAGGACATCCCAGTTATTACAATGGTAGTTCGGGCTTCGGAGATTACTAAGAGGTTAATATTCGATTTCCTATTAATTCAACGAATGTCAGAGTACGTATATGGTCCAGATCAGTCAGTACAAATCAACCTATTTGCGACTCAAATGTACGGAAATGTGGAGACCCTTCTAATGTATCATACCCATAAACCTTTGAAGAAGATATTAAAGGGTGCAGAAGAAAATTCATGGAATAAAAGGGTAAAGGAAATATGGAAGAAATTCCAAAAGGGCACAGAGAAAGACTTCTCTTCATTTAAGGTATTCTTTAGAAGTTTTAAAGTACTCAGACCAGACTTATATGAGGAAACATATAAATCAATGAAAGCAAAAGAATTACTTCTCGAGTATGAAGATATTGAGTACCCAGAGAATGTAATCTCTTACTCTCAGAGAAAAGCATATAAGAAGAAACTCTTAAAACAGAAGAACAATGAGAATATTTAGTAATTCATTCGAGCTAATGTCTGAATTGGGCAGAGAGCTAAACAGTTATGGTCAAACTGTAAAACCAAAGACCTATCAGAATAAAGTAATTGAGGGTAATGATGATTTTATAACCAAGGAGATAATTTGCCAACAATATTGCTTGACATCCTTGGGAGACCCAGTATGGTTGTTCATATTCTCAAAATCAAAAGAATGGGCAGATGCTGAGTTTAAAGAGAGGGTTAGTTTAGATGAAGAATTTTGTAGACCTTGGAATCCAGGGAAAGCTTGGGAATTAAGAAAAGATTTATGGCAACCTCTTTTCTCTAAGTCAGCTAAGTATTTCTTTGATTATACATATTCCGAGAGGATGATGTGTGATGTAGTTTACAAGGGTTATCATACTACTAAACTAGACTCTATAATTCAACTCCTGAAAGACGATTCGGATACAAGAAAAGCAATCTTATCAATCTGGGGAAGTAATATGAATGAGTACGACCAAGATAGGTTAGATGGTAGTTCACGTATACCCTGTTCTATGTATTATGATTTCCTTATCCGTCAAGATGGTAAAGGAGAAAAGGTATTACATATTTGTTATCACCAAAGAAGTTCGGACTTTGCCCAACATTTCGGTAATGATATTTATTTAGCTTGGAGATTAATGGAATACGTAGCTCAAGAAGTAGGTGTAAAGCCTGGTTATTTATATCATACCATAGATTCATTGCATATATACAAAAAAGATTGGCATTTCTTATCTTGTAATTTAGAGGATTTGAAAGATGACTACTAAGTATTCAAATATAAAAGGGTACCCTGGATATTATATATCTAAAAGGGGTACCCTTTTTACTTCTCTTAAAAGGGTAGGAGTTAAAGGGAAAGGCCATGGTAGGAAAGGTACTACTACTGTGATTTCTAATACTTGGAGAAAGAGGTTGGTATCATTAACTTCTAATGGGTATTTACAATGTACTTTGTTTAGAAAGAGGTTTTATATACATAGGTTAGTATATGAAGCTTGGATTGGTAATATACCAAATGGGTATGATATTGACCATATAAATGGTATAAAAACTGATAATCGAGTATCAAATTTAAGAATAGTTTCAAGGTCAGAAAATTTGAAACATAATTATGAGTTGGGTTTTAAGGGTTCTAATTATATACATACCTTTTCTGATAAAGAAAGAAAGCTTATAACTGATGATTATAATAAAGATGGGCTCAGTATAAAGAAATTATCCCTTAAATATGGTTATTCTAGATACTTTATTCATCAAGTATTGAAAGGAGTTAGATAATGGAGACACGGTATACAATAATAAGAAACAAAAGAGAGTTAAAGAAACTCATTGCTTGTTGTAAATCAACTGGTTATGCTTGCTGTGACTACGAAACGAATGCAGAACCAATTTACAATAAGAGTTTCAAACCAACTATACTCTCAGTATCTTGGATGCCAGGATTTGGTGCTTCTATACCATTAGACCATTTTCAGACTAAAGAATATACTGCTCCAGGATGGAATTGGAAAAAGATGCTAAGGAAGTTTGGGGAAGAGGTAATCGAAAACTATGATGTAGTTAAGGTTGCCTGGAACTGGAAATTTGATGACCAGATAAATCAGAAGTATAAGATATTCTATCGGGGTACTTGCTTAGATGGCATGCTTGCAAAGTATGTACTCAATGAGGAAAAACCTCATGACTTAAAATCAATGGTAAGAAGGTATTTGCCCGAGTATGGTAATTATGAAAAGCAGGATGCTTTCGATAAGATACCTTGGGATAAAAAAGAATTAGACCCACTTTGCCATTATGGATGTCAAGATACCGATTATACTTTGAGATTAATGCTATTCTTTGAGAAGAAGTTAATTGACTTGGGAATGTATTCAGTATTTCGTAATCTATTTATGTGTAATTCTCGAGTACTTACTTCCGTAGAGAAAGAGGGATTATATGTAGATACCGAGTTCAATAAAAAGCTTCTGGAAGAATATAAGCCAAAGATTGATGCTGCTAGACAAGCAATATATGACTTGCCAAGAGTTAAGAAATTCGAAAAGAGATTTAACCAGGCTAAGATTGATAAATATATAGAAACTATCCAAGCTGAACTTGAGGAGTTAGATTATAATGACCCGAAAGACAAACGAAAGATTGCATCAAGGGAACAGAAGATATCTAATATCAAGGCAGGTATATTCACAACTAAAAAGGAACAGGATTTGATAAGACCAATTAACCTTGGTAGTCCAGTTGATTTACCTGCACTCATGTATTCAAAACATGGGTTTAATTTTGAGGTAATCAAGGATAATGAATCTGGTAAACCAAGTACAGATGAGGAAACTTTAACTAACCTTAGGCTTAAGGTAGAAAATCCAGAATCACCAAAAGCAATATTCCTTGACAAGTTATTGGAACTTAGAGGATTAGAGAAAATGTATAAGACTTATATCTATGGGTGGTGGGAGAAAGTACAGGATGACTCTCGATTACATGGTAGATATAATATACATGGTACGGATTCTAATAGGTTTAGTTCTGCAGACCCAAATATGCAGCAGATACCAAAGACATCGGTAGACCCCAATATCAAGAAACAATTAGTTGCTCCTCCTGGATATCTGTATATGGCATTCGACTATTCCCAAGCAGAGTTAAGAATGATGGCTCACTTATCCGGAGATGAAACTTATCTTGAAGCATTTGCTAAGGGAGTAGACCCTCACCTTGGTATAGCAGCAGCAAAGTATGGTGTACCAATTGAGGAAGCTTCTAAAATATACGAAGATGAATCACACCCGGACCATAAGTTATGGAAGGTAAGGAGAAAGCAAGCTAAACAAATTGCTTTTGGACTTATCTATGGTATTGGGGATGCTCTTCTAGCAGTTAAATTATCTGACCCAAAAGCTGGTATTATAGTTTCGAAAGAGGAAGCTCGTAAGGAAATGGATGAATTCTTTAAGAAACACCCAAAGATACTTAAGTTCAAAGAGAAACAAGAGAAGTTCTTACGTAAGAATGGGTATTATACCCAATTATTCGGAA